AACCCCTTCTGCTGGAGGTAGATGATATCGTAGTTGATGACGATCGGAGGAACCGTTGGGGACACGCCGTTATACGCCTGCGGCTGGGCCGTCTGGGACGCCGGAGTGATGGCCGCGCCGCTGGCTCCACCGCTGACCTGCCAGGCCCCCAGCCCCGCAAGCACCACCATACCGCCTGGCATGGGAACCATCCAGCTCACGCCGTTGATCTGCTTTGACCATGGAGTTCCCTTGATAGCGTCACTCGCCACGGTCGGTGACGACTTGTCGAAGTTTAGGAACGCTCCAGGCTTCGACATCCAATAGGTGTTTGGTTCATTAAGGGTCGCCGCATAGACCCGGCGCTGTTGGAAGTAGCTGACAACCCCCGGCCATGTCCCCGTGGCTGGGTTAAGAGTCATTGAGGCCACGGCGTTTACGCCACCTCCGCTGTCGGTTATGACGACGGTGTCGGCGGGCATGTAGCCCTCTCCGCCATTGATGACCGTGATCGACTGCACAGAACCGGTAGCTGTTGAAGAGCCGGCGGCAGGCCCGCTCGTGGCTCCAGTGGTCCCGACAATCACTTTCAATATAGCGCCAGAGCCTGTCGACGATGACACTGTAGCTGTCGTTGTGGACTGGGCGTACCCGCTTCCGCCATTCGTCACGGTGACATAGTTGACAGAGCTGGTTGCAAACGGGTTCTGGTGCAAAGGCGGAGTGGCGGTGTAGTCAGGGAGAATGTTCGAGTCGACGGCGCTTAGGCCCGTGGTGGACGCCATAAACCCAAACTGGATGCCTCCTGGGACGCCTGACGTTCCAACTGCTGGAGGGGCCTTATAAACGCGATAGCTCGACGCCCCCGTGACTGGCGGCCATTGTATGGTCATTGACCCAGTTGTCGTAGCGATGTTGACACTGGTGGCGTTAGCGGTGACGCTGGCCACACTCTCTTCGCCAGTGGAGCTGTCTACCGCGGTGACGCAATATTCATACTGAGTGACGCCAGCCGTGGTCACGTTCGCCCAGCATGACAGGCTTGCCGGCGGAGAGATCGGGGAGAGGAAGGACTCTCTTACAAGCGTCCAGTTGTTTGCGGCGAACCTCTTTAAGTCATAAGGAGGATAGTTGTTGTGGGTCAGCGTCATGACGTCTGCTGACTGGTCAAACTTCAGATAAGGGAGATCCGCGATAGCGTAGGGGCTCGCCAGGGTGTAGACGCGGGATACGGTCGGCTGCCCAGTCGGCGAGAATGTTCCCAACCCCAAGGTGCTGAGGGGGACGCCGAATATGGTCGAGATGAAGAATGTGTCTGGGGTCAGAACGCTGACGATGGCTGTCTTCCCGTTGATTAGCGACATTCCCTGGACGCCAGAGAAGTAGACCCAATCTCCCGTCGAAAGGCCATGACCCACGGACGTGACAACGCCTGGGGACGCATTCGATATGCCAGTGATATTCAGGGCGGCTTCCAGAATGTACGCGCCGTTCTGGATGAACCTGATGTACTTGTCACCAAATTCCAGGACGTAGGTCTGGCCAGCCTGGACATTGAACGTGAATGGGATTAGGCGCGGAGGGAGGGAGACGCCAGAAGTCTTGGACGCGCCAACGAAGGCGAGGCCTCCACGACTGGAAGCCCCTCCCCTGTAATCGACGTACATGTTGCGGATCGTAGCCGCGCCAACATGGAACTTGGCCAAATCTGTGCGCCCGAACAGACTTGGGCTAATCTCTCCGCTGGCGAAGCTCGTCAGGATTTTTGCGGTTGTCATTTATCCCTCAGAAACAAAGTATGCCGTAATTGGCGTTCGCCAAGGCGGAGCCTGTGATCGTAAGCGTCGTTGTCGTGTGTCCGCTAATGTATGCGCCCGTAGTGCCCCAAGCCGCTGCCGCCGCGTTAGATGGCGTTAGGCTGCATGATCTCGGGGCTGACGCCCATGTCCCGGCAAACGTGATCGCACAAGATGTTGTAGCTGCCGCTCCAATGGTAATCTCCATGGATTGGTCATTGGACCCTGCCACAACAGCGCCGTTCGTCGTAGCCCCGCATGCGCCACTGGCGATGGTCGGAGCTGTGGCGTTTCCGCTCTGGCAATGCTGTGTTGCATCACACTTAAATGCTTGCACTCCGGCTGCCGTATTGATTTGAGCGCTCGTAATGGCCGTTCCGGTTCCCCTGGCAAAGACCATCGCATTAGATCCGGCGACACCAGCATCAGTTGACGTCCGCAAAAAGAAACTACCTGTCGTTGATGTGCTTGTTATCTCCCACAGCTTCTGGTCAGCAGGTGATAATCCGGAAACCAATTGGAACAACGGCTGAGTAGGTAAGGCGGCTACTACATGGCGAGCGCCAACAGTTAATGGATAAAGTTGATCGTCATTGCCGGAAAACAAATTGCTTCCGTTCCATGATGGAGCTGTCGTTGTCCCGTATAGCGTTGTGTTGGCTAAGGCGTTCCCTGTAAAGACGGGAGTCTGCGCTACGGCGCTCACAAGAATGCGGTGAGACCCCCCATCAATGAATTTGCTCATGGTCAGCCCACCAGAAGCAATCTCGGCCACAGTGCTTATATTTTGACCTCCTCCAGGGCGGAACCCATCGACAATGTTGTTATATGATCCAGCAGTGTTCGTGCAGTTAGAAAGGACATGAACGCCGCCTGACGTATTGAGAGACCCAGAAACATAGTTTCCATAAGTGGTTGTTCCGGTAAATTCAATACCAATTGGGACAGCATTCTGGTTTGCAATGTGCGAAAATGCGTCATACTGAGTGTTTGTTAGGCTCAATCCCACGGCATGATTAAAATTAAACCCAATAAGGTGACCATATGCGAAACATCCTTCGCACGTCATCCCGTCTGCTTGACCTAAGGCAAACCCAGTACCAGTTCTGTATGTTCCATCATATGTCAGAGAACTTCCTGTAGTGTACGCGTTGCTGCTAAACGTCAACGCTACTCCAGTCCCGCTGGCTGTAACCATATGATTCTGATCGATTGAAATAGCATTACGGGTACGCCACACAGCGGCGACTGTAGCGCCAGCAGGTATTCCCACACCACTGATATTCATTCCTGGTTGTAGATTGGCAGTGCTCGCTACCGCGATGTAGTTAGAATTGATTGTCGGGTTTCCTGTGGTGGCCGGGGCAGATGCAGATCCTTGCAAATCAACATGCGTTGCATCTATGGCCGTAACAGTCCATAGTCCGGTAGCTCCTTCTCCGCCTGTCCCCGTATCAATCCATAATTGCTCGCCAGTGGCTACATCTGATGGAGTCGCCAAAGTAGCTCTCCACAGTCCAACGCCGTTATCGGCTAGAGCGCTGATAACCCATGCATCATTCCTATGTGTCTTGTTGGCGATAAGGAACGGCCAGAATTCAATATTGCGTCCACGGTTATCGTCAAATGCTTGTATTACATTTAAACCGCTGGTGCAATCACCTAATATGTCCTGTATAACAACTTGCTGAGCGCGATCAACGGTTATGCATTGATCGAACCCGCCCATCATTACGTTACGCAATATTGCGTCTTGGCCTACGCGAGATGACGTTCCGTCGCCTATCTTCACTCCTGTACCAGTAAAACTCGTTATGAACGCCCTCATATTGGCGCGAGTCGTCCCAACTCCAATAAAGTGCACTATATCATTGAATATATTTATATCACTTATTTCGCCATTACCAGTGAACGCAATGCTACCAGGTGTCATTGTAAAGTATACTGAACATGGGACGGCGGCGCTATCGTAGCTTGTATCGAGAGTGCTAGGGACAAGCTTTCCAGAATACGTTGAGCACCGGAGGGAAACCGTTTTTGGAACATTTATAGTCCCTGTGTTAGACCAGTATGTCTTTGGGCTGATATATACCGTGCCGCCTCCGTTGGCCACAGCCGCCGCTATCGCCGCTGTGAATGCAGGCTTGTCGTCATGGACGAAGTCAGCGTAAGTGGTATAGTCATCTACAAAGAAAACGCCTTTGCGTCCAAGTATCCCAGATGGAGAGCTGTCTCGCCCACTGGTTTGCACAGCCGTCGGGTTCCCCCAGACATGGCCAGGAGCGATCTGCCCCTCGTAAGCGAGCGCAGGACTGGCCATAAGGCAAAGGATGATAGCGAAGAGTCTTATCATTTTACGATCCATGTCCATTGGGAGCCGATCAGGATTGGAAGGAATTCTCTCCCTTCATAGGGTGTCGCCAACGTGAAAGATGTGGCGCCGCCCTCGAACAGATCTGACCCAGCCCTGTTGATTGTCACGTTGTAGAGACCTATGGTCCCGGAGATATCCTTGATATAGACGCCGCCCGCCGAGGAGGACCACGGCCTCATGTTGATCGTCAGCGCGCCAGGAACTGTCAAATTTATGAGAAGCGCCGCGTCCGTACTGGTGACTTGATATGGAGAGCTCGTGATCACCACAGCGTCGGCAAGAGAGTTGGAATACCCTTTGATAGCGGATAACGGGACATATAGCTTCCCTGCCCCCTTGTTTTCAATGGGCAACAGTTCGCTTCCATCGACGGAGCCGATTATCGGGTAGTTGTCTAAAGGGTTTGGGTCTCCTACTGGGTAAACCGCCACGTTATGCTCCAATCATTGAATTTATCTCGTCAATTTTGTGGCTTATCCCCTGGACTACCCTGATCAGCGGAGCCACAAACTGATCATAACAAAGCGCTTGCTAACTGTTGTGAGTCCCTCAGAATGTTAACCCGCCAGGCATCAAGCGTATCGACGATCTCGCTTGGCTATGAGATAATCCCATCATAGTCCAAAGGAGAACGACGATATGACAAGGCCAGCATTGACTCAAGAGCTTCTTAAGAAGCTTCTGCATTACGACCCAAACACATGAGTATTTATCTGGAAAGTATCTACTTGTGTTAAGGCAGGCAGCCAGGCTGGGCACATCCAGAACGGTTACATCAAGATTAAAATAAATGGTGTTTCTCATGCAGCTCACCGACTTGCCTGGCTATACACGTTTGGAACATTACCAGATACTTTAGACCATATAGACAACAATAGATCTAATAATATTATGTCTAACTTACGCCCATGCACTTTCGCAGAAAACTCAAGAAATTCAAAAAAAACAAAAAAATAATACAACTGGACATAAAAATATATTCTTACGAACAGATAGGAAGAACTGCCCAAAACCATTTCGTGTGTATATCGTACACAACAAAAAACATATTTTTGGAGGGCATTTCCCTACATTAGAGGATGCTATCAAAGTCAGGGACAAAATGCTTGTTAAATTGCACGGTGAGTTTGCTAATTTCGATGATTCATAAAAAACTCCCTCCTGGTAACGAAAGGTAATCCCAGCCATAATAAAATGATCCATTGCCGATATACGACTGTGACGCCCCCCTTGCTCTAATCCAATCTGGCAAGTGATCTTGTGTGACTGGGCCCTCATTGCCGTCGGTCATCCTGGCCTTTTGGATGATCTGCATGGCGATAGTCATCTGGTCCTTATGCAGCGCCGCATTCCTGGCGAGAGCATTGACGAACCACGCTCCGAGGTAGCTGGTGGCGGCTTGGATGAACGTCGGGTCCCAAAGATTGGGGTCATCAATCCTGGAGGTATAGATTAATTGGGCCTGAGACATGTTGGTCAGGATAACCCTGACGCGATTCCCCGCGGCGTCAGTGTCAGTGGCGACGACGAACCTGACAGCAAGGTCGGCATTGTATCCAGGCATTCCTGTGTTATCAGCCGTGGTGAACGGAATTTGAGCGCTCAATATCGGCGATATTGGAAGAATGTACCGCGCCTTGATGCAGTCAGAAGGATAAGCGTAGCTGTAGGCCCATGGCTGTGGCGGGATGAGGGCGGTGGTCCCGGTCGGGTTCTCTGGGGTTCCCTGGGCTGCCTTGAGAAGCGTAAGCGGGACCTGGAAGCGGGCGAAGTTCCAGTGGGCGGCCCGGAGCAGATCATCAATCTTCGGCTGATAGAACAAGGACGCCACGTTCCCTTCGGCGCTCCCATCCGAAGGGTTGATAGAGCTTACAGTGGCCTGAGCGCCGATCTCGGCGAGAGCCATGTTGACAATCGTGATTTGGTCCACATTCTATCCTTCATTAGTCGTAATCGTCGCCATCCTCGGCTTCCGTCGATTCGTCTTCGATAGCCATGGCGACGATCTGGAGCTCGATTCTCATACCCTTGCCATCTTCATGGGAATGACTGGTGACGCTGGTCACCTTCGCCATGAATGCGCCGTGGAGGAAGTCTCCCACTTCCACTTCCTCACAAAGATCGAGCCGTTCAAGCTCTTTCTCCGTGAGGCTGATGGAGAGACCATGAGGATACTCACTCTGGATGGGCTTCAGACGAAGATGGTCCTCGCCTTCTTCCTCTTCATTCTTCATATCCCTGTAACGCATAGGGGCTCTCCATGGGTTAGGGGTTTAGGCCATCGCTGCGGCAGGAGCTCCGCCCATTGGTGGCTGTGGCTGACCTGCGGGCGCTGCTGGTGACGGAGAAGCTGCGCCGCCCATGCCGGCAACTACCGGCGCTCCTGCTGGAGCTGCCCCACCTGCCGAAGACCCGGCATTAACGCCCTCAGCCGATCCTGCCAGACCAGTTCCGCCATGGATGCCAGCCGCCTGCAGATGGTCGAGAGCATGCTGATCATTGAGACCGCGCTTCTCGTCGGCGTGGTGGCGATGCATGCGCGAGCGTTGTTCGTGATGCGTCGCATGAACGTCAGGACGATGGCCCTGAGAGGAGAGGTTCGATTCATGGGCCTTGTGCAAAGCAGCGCGTTCGCCCGAATGCTTAGCGTCCAGGGCAGCGTGAGCAGCTTCATGCTGAGCATGGATTTGCGACAGGGGGCTCCCTCCGCCTGCGCCGTCGCCCTTGCCCTCTGCGCCACCGCCAGCGTGCTTGGGGGAGTCCTCGCCGCCTTCAGCCATCTTACCGGACTCGTTCGGCTTTTTATTGTTGGATGCGTGCTTGTAACGCATCTCTGACTTACTCTGCTTGGCCTCATCAACCTTGCCAGCTTCGTTTGCAGCTTTTTCCATAATCAGCTCCCATATCTCGAAGCCATGCGCTGGTCTTCGCTCTTGGATTCTTTCTTGCTCAATTTAGACTTTAGCTTCTTTTCGCCTTTGTCTTTCTTGAGAAACTTCTTCTTTGGGGACTCGCCCTTACGTTCCGGCAATTTACCATACCGATCTTTTGATGTGGCGAACTCTTTTCCAACAGACTGAGGGACTCCAGCCTGCTTCGCCATCTCAGGACTATGAGCTATCATATTCATGAAGCGCGCTTGCGCTTTTGACGTAGCGGGCATCGGAGCCCCTCCTCTATTACGGTTCTGACACCCACTCTATGGTGTACATGAGAGAAGCGCCAGTTGGGACTGCCGCGCCGCCATGGTTGATGGCGAGCTGCTGGGCAACGCCGCGCAAGGCGACCTTCTCATCAGCGCTATCGCCAAACTGCCAGCAAGTTGGGGCCTGTGGGAACGCCGGAGTGTCTGCATCCGTCAAGATGACCTGAGCGCCTCTGACAGCGATGCCAGTCCCAAGAGTCGGATTCGCGGTGTACAGATTGATCGTGCCTGCGGCGGCAGCGTCGTTGCTGTCGTGCTGAGCAGGAGTCGGCGTCGTCGACGTTCCGCCAGTATCGGCAGTCGTGCGCTTGATCAGGAAGACGCTATAAGGAGCTGCCGTGGTGGCGACGCCATTGACACACACCTTGGTGATGCGGATTGTCTTGTTAGCTGCGCCAGAAAGCGTCACAACATCGGTGGCCGTGGCCACTGGCGTGAGAGCCGCAGACTGATAGCTGTATGTCGGCTTCAATCCCTCAATGTCGGAGTAGCTGGCGCCAGCCGTATCGATAACGGCATTGCCGTATCCACCAGTTGTGCTAAACGCCGCAGCCATGGCGACGGCAGGAATGGCCATAATAGCCAAGGCGATGGGAAGAACTCTCTTCATGTTAAATTCCATTTTTGATTTCTTGAGTGACGGTTCCCATGACGCGCTTCGTGCTCTTGACGCCATGCGCCTCAGCCACGCCAACAGATTTAGCAGGTGACTTCCGTTTGGTCGTCATCGACTGAGTGTTCCCGTCGTAACCAGTCATCGGCGCTTTCTCGGCGCTGGTCCGCATTTCAACAGGCTTATAGTCAGACGGGACGACCGGAGTGATTTCATGGCGAGGGCGATTGCGATATCCGCTTTCGACAATGTCACCAAGATCGGGAGTCCTTCCGTTGACACTGTCCATGAACTTCTGAAACGCCGCTTTCGCGGGATCGTTCATCGGGATCATGCCCTCATTGGGAATGAAATCATTATCCGTTTCGACAACTTCACCCTCAGGAATGTACTCGTCGCCGACGTATAGCGGCGAGATGAGTTGGTAACGCGGCGCTTCGGCGGCGTGAGCCATGGTATTCTCCATTGTAAAGAAAGAAGGAGAGGCCGAAACCTCTCCAGATTATTACGGGCCAACCACATAGTTGGCGGGATACTGATCGGCGATCCCAACCCAACCATCGGCGTTCAGCACGACATTGGCGTTGATGGTCCCTGTAGTCATCTGACCAGTGCCGAGAGTGTAGTACATGCGCACATACTTCGGCATGGCGGCCCCAAGCGCCTTGCGAGGCCAATCAAACACCCAGGCGGCTCCCTGGGTAAGACTGGCCGCGGCAATGGCCCCAGACTCAATGTAGGTCGTCCAGGTCGAAGAATCGGTTGACCCCTGGAACTGGATGTTCAGCGTAGCGCTGTTGGTCGTGGTGAACGCGACCGGGAACGAAACGACGATCTTCGCCTTATTGAATCCTTCGGAGACGCCAAGGTCAGCGCCGAAGCGATAACCAGAAGCGCCGCCGATGTTAGTGTTTCCACCAGACAGATCATAGGCGGTGATGTTGCTGCTCGCGGCGCTGGCCGTAGTGATGGCCTGAGCAGAACTAAAAGCCAATTGTGCGTCCATTATCATGGTATTGTTCTCCTATACCAAGTATTCGTTACACTACCCTGGATTCAGAGTTAATGAGAACATCATTAATTCTGATGGGAGCCCCACGGAATTCCACAACTGGATTACCGGCATACTCAGTTGGCGTCAGCAACACATTCTTGTCACGGATCGCCTGGAGATCCATATACTGGCGAACGGTGCGGTTGCAGTAGATGGCCGGTTTAATGCCAGGAGCTGTAGCGCCAGGAGCATCGGTCTTGGTGATGCCCGATTGCTTGCGGCCCATTGTGGGAAGACGCACGACAGCCTTGCTCAGCAGGGCAAAGATGTCAGGTGGAGTGCTCGACGCCAGGCCGCCAGCTGCGGTGGTGGTGTCCAGGTTCGGGATGCGGACGCCATAGCGCCAGTCACGAACGGTCAGGCCAGCCTGCCACTTGAAGTAAGAGGTGTACGCCTCGTACTCATTGCCGGCGGCGTCTTTGCCAGGGCGAACGTCGCCCTTGTCCTCGAACATAAGGCCAGCCTTCGACCCCTTGGGGAAGATGCCGAACATCGTCTGCTCGCCCCATCCCAAAAGCCAGATGGAGGTGTTGCTGGATCCGGTGCCGCCACCGTCGAGGACGTTGATCGCGTTCTGCGCGGTCGAGGTCGACACGGTGTTGTAACGTGGGCTAAGGCCAGTGAACTGCGTGGGGTTAATCGCGCTGTTCCCATAGAAGATGGTAGTCGCCATCTGCTGAGACAGGCCTTCAAGGTGGGCGTTGTCTTCCGACATCCGGAACCGCTGCACATTACCAGAGAGCTCAGCCAGCGCGCGGTCTACACGGCTGTAAGCTTCCAGCATACCGACGCCGTCGGTGATCTGGGCAGTGGTCGACTTGGTGAACGGAATGCCCTGGTACAACATGCGCCAGGTGCCGCTTGGCAGGCCGGTGCGGACGGTGCTCTTATGGCCGGTAGGAAGATTGCCTTCCGTCCAGAGCATGTCGTCAAAGATTTCATTGCACTGGCTGAGAGTCTCTGCTATATCGTCAATGACCCCATTGGGATCGGTGCGAGCCGCCCAGTCGGCGAGAGATAAAAAGTAATTAGCCATGATTAGTTAGCCCCACTTGCGTTGTAACGCCGCTGTTCTCTAGTTTGAGGTTGCTTTGGAGCCGCGCTTTGTGTTACAGGATTTCCTTCAGAAAGCCTGGAAGCCATATTGGCTATCAGTCGAATAATCGCTGGGTTGTTTCCAGCCCCAGTGAAATCAAGCGCCTGAATAAGCTCGGCCCTTTGCTGCTCATTACCGCCGAAGCGGTTAACTGCTGAAATGCAAGTTTTGATAGTGGTTTGGAATTGGTTACCGCCGAGTTCAGGGTCAGACTTTACAGCGTCCTTCCACTGGTTCTGGGTATCATTCCAGACCTTAACCTGATGCTGGGACATGGATTCGCCATGACGCTGTATCTCTTTGAGATGCATGTCGATAAGGCGTTGTCCACGCTCTTGGGGAGGGAGCTCCCCGCCAAGGACTTCCTTGAACGCATTCATGGAAGAATCATCCAACTTCATCCCATCAGGAAGGGTGAAGTCAGTCCACGCGACTGCCGGGGGCGCTTCGGCCGGGGCCGTCTCCTGAACTACTGTTTCCTCTGGTTTCGAAGGATCAACAGCAGCTTTCCCGACTTCTTCGCTGATCAGGCTTGTTGTCGGGGTAATCGGTTCTACAGCAGGAGCTGCGTCTGCCGTCGGCGATGGAGCCTCTGCCGCTACCGGAGCGGGGGCTTCTACAGGCGTCGAGGCGACGGCAGTCTCTGGGGCTGGGGAAGGCTCAGTTGTGACCGCCGGGGCAGGGCTATCATTTGTTTGCATTTTTGTTATGCTCCTTCAGCATAGTAACAAACTCGTCTGGTGACGCTTTCATGATTTGAGCAGTTAGCATAAGCCCGATGTTGCGCTCGCCTTCCTTAAAGGCCATGGACAGGCTATCGCCAGTGAAGCTGGTGCTGAAGCAATGGCAGGAGCTCAGGAGGCCATGGATCCACTCTCGTCCAGACTGTGTAGACATTATTGTATATACAACAGACTCCTCGGCCTTCCTCTTCCTGCCTGCGGATCGTCGCTTAGCTGCGACCTGCGCCGGGTCAGAGGCGTTAAACGGGCCATTAATCTCGTCTGTTTCTTCTGTTTCTTTAGCCATGTTGATTTATATCGTGAAATTATTGACTACGGCAAGAAAAATCTAAAAATTCGCTTGAAAGAGCAGTGAGGCGGTGTTGGCCCCTGCGTTCTACCAGGACAAGGAGGGAAACCTGGGAGCGCAATCAACACCGCCTCATAATTCATAATACACTGCTTATCAGCTATTTCCAGAATTTTCTTCAGGCTTTCCTGGATAAATCGTCTGTTCTCCGATATGGCCTATCCCGTATGACGAGTCGATGTCACACCAGATCTCAAAACCATGGCGATGAGCCTTCAGGCAGAAGTTCGTGTCTTCACCAGTATTCACACTATCACCATACTTAACTTTGTTCTCTTCCTCTTCCTGGCGAAGCCAATGCTGGAGAGAATCTTCTTCTCCTAAAATCCTTATAAGTTCATCAGGGACTTTTGATCTGAAATGATCTTCAAGAGTTGATATGAACGCCTCAAAAGGCAGGCCCTCACGGCGTATACTCTCAAAGTACCATGGCTTCGGAATTGAATTATAAACCTTGGCCTTGACCATAATGCACCCACCTGGAAGCAACCAGTATGGAACAACCCCGCCAGCCGTGAAGTCGACAGGAGCCATGGGAACGCCAAGAAGCTCGTAAGGGGGGACTCTCTTGCAGTAGACCCCGCCAACGATATCCTTGTCGAGATCCAGAAACCGTTTGATGATGTCGACGGGCGGGATATTGTCGCTGTCAACCCACATGATATGCGTGGCTCCCATGGAGAGCGCCACCTCCGCCATGGAGTTCCTGCAAAAGGATATGACGGAGTTCTTCTCGTTGATGGTTATGGTCCGTATCCCTTGAGATACAGCACGGGCGGCGACTGCGACCAATCTGATNGCAGCGTCCGCTTCCCAGGTGCGCCCAGATGGGATGCAGATNGCGACCTGGGCGGGATGGTNGACCTGGTTGCTCACATTGACATCCTTCGCGCAAAGCCCATTGCCATAAAGCGGGCGCACTTAAGCCTGAGNCTCTCGACAAGATGTGACATCGTCAGGAATTCTTCACGCTTGCTNACAATGGCNAAACAGCGCAATGCATCGACAAGCTGCTTAAACTTATCGATAACAAGCTCTGCGGCTTCTTTCTCACTTAACTGAGCCACTTACTGGACCTCTCCTATTTC